CTTCTACACCATCTTCCAATGATTCTGCTGTTACTTCCCAATCAAGACGAATCTTCTTGGTAGTAAGTTCGACCTTAGAGAATGTTGCACCTGTGTTTGTGTAGTTACCAACTGCTTGCGCTGCTGCTCTGATTACACGCTCACCGACGTTTACCTTCTCAAGTTCCATTGAATTAGCCTTCATTGTTACACGACGGCCATCCTTTGCTAATACTGTTGCATCCCAAACATAGTCGATAAAACGACGTGCCTGCTCGGGGCGCAAAATTCCAGAAGCGGCTGAACCACTAGGGTTAACAGCGTTTGCTCCGCTTGTAGATCCGAGTGTTGCTGTTGGAATGTTGCCCAGTGTGTCTGCTCCTGGGTTTGATACTCCACCAATTCCACCTGATGCGAAAGCACCTTGACCCTGGTAAAGTCCTGGTGTTGTTCCACCTAGATCTCCACCTGCGCCTGGCTGGTTTTTGATTATTTCTTCTGACATATTGTCACCTCCTAGTGATTTGTTCATTTGAATAGATCGGCTGTTTTGAGGAAACTACCGCCCCATAGGGATTTTTCAACCATCTCAGGTTGAGACTGGAAGATATCGCCGATATCTCCAGACTTTCGGAATGCGGTGTCTGCTTCCACAGCGTCTACTCGTTTTCCAAATTCATTAAATTCACTTGATACTGCTGCAATATCTTTTGCAACTGCTTCGAATGAACTCTTTACTGTGTCAAGATCTACCTTTGAAGACTTAAGAAGTTCTACTTCTGCTTGCAAAGATTTTACTGTTGACACTAGATCGCTAAAGGCTGATTCTAGAGTATTTTTCATTTCAGTAACTGCTTCTGCAATTACTTCTTCTGACTTAGATACTTCTACAACTGCTTCAACTACTGTTTCGACTGCTTCAGCATCTTCTGCTTTAACAATCTCTTCTGCTACAACATCATCAGTCTTAGCAACTTCTGTTGCCTCAACCTCTTCTGCCTTGGCAATTTCTTCAGTAACTTCTGCAACTGCCTCTGGAGCGACCACAACGTCTTCAATTACATCTGTCTTTTCAACTTGTGTTTTTGATTTTGTCATAGGTTGTACCTCCTTGTTAATCTTAGAAGTATTAATGCCTTTAGCACTATCAACTAAGAATTTTATCATGTCTATCTTTTCGTTATCTGTTTTTTCAACGAAACCTATATTTGCCATTTGCTCGCCAGTAGTTGGACTTAACTCTGACTCATTTTCTGAAACCATTACAATGCCTGATTCCTTATCATAAAAAACATTTTCTAAAACTGTTTCGTCGCCCTTAACAATGTCTACTCCGTCAACCTTCTCAACAGATACAATGTTTGCAAACTGATTTGCTGGGGAATCTACAAGACTCAACTCAATCAAATCGTATTGCTTAATAATTCTAATTGCTTTGTCTGACTTCTCGTCAAACCCATCATCCCACTTGTTCATACGTCCACCAATAGAAAAACCAGTTAGTGTTCCATCTAGAACTTTTTCCCAAGTATCTTGTGCACCCTTTGAAACATATGCTGATACAAATACTCCGTTATAAAACTTCTTTGAGTCTGGATCAAAATACTTATCTGCTTTGAATGAAACCATCTTGCCTACTGCTAGTGGCTGATGCATTTCTCTGATGTTCCCTCGGAATTTTGCAAATGCATCCATTGATGCTTCTGCTGTTACGATATCATCTTGTTTATCGACATTGTCTAAAGATGCAAATCCAGAAACGATTCGACGCTCCTTGTCCACCTTAGTAAGTGGCATGGAAAGACGTAAATTTTCCCCATCTGAATTCCAACGGGCTTTAGATATATTGCTCACCATTATATTATACCCTCCATTTTATATAAGTCTCACATTTTGGACAAATTGGACATTAAGGAGTTTTTCTTCCTTCACCCTTTGGGCTTCGTCCAGCGACAGTCGATGAACTGTCAGAGTTGTTGTTTGTTCTTTCAGAGTCTCTTGCTCTTGTTGTGGTTGCCTCTGCTGCTGCTTCTGGCTTAAGGTCCAGGACCTCATCACCACCATCTCTTTGTGGCATATCCAAAACAACTCTTGCTTCGTTAGGAGTCATGATCTGATTCTTAACATAACGCTCAAGGATTTGAGACTGTGCAATTTCATCTGTTAGGGTTAACTCGTTAAATACAAATTCAATGATGTCTGTCTTTTCACGAATAATCTTATTAATCATTTTCTCAAGTTGTCTTTGTGCTGGTCTTGCAACCTGCTCTTTGAAGGTACGATCCTGTGCAAGTGCTGCTGCAATAGATCCAGAATCGCCACCTCCAAGTTTAGACAATGGCACTTGATGTGCTACTAGAATGTCATCACGGTTTTGTTTACGATACTCTTTAAATGAGCCGTCTTGTATTCCGTCTTCGATGGGATCCATCTTAAATTCAACTTTGTTATTTTCGCTATCACCTGGAAGTGGAATATATAGCGTTCTGTGTGACTGCCCTCTGAGACTTGTCTGTAAGAATCTAAACATCTTATCTTCTGCATCTCCAGAAAGTTTTGCACCTTTTAGTGTTACAACGTATCTTGGTACTGCCTTGTTTGCAAAGTAGTCAATGTTGTACTGTGAAGCAAGAGAGTCTCCGTGTAGTGAGTTAATGGCCGACATAATGTCTGGCACTCCGTAGAAGGTATTTAGAGGTGAGTATTGCTTGAAGTGAATTATCTCGTTTGGTCTAGCATCTGTTGTTAGTGGGTTTTGGTTCTTTGCTCCAAAGTTACGGAAGTATACAATCTTGTTTCCAATGATCTGAACATAACCGTCTTTGATTCTTCGTACTCGCATTGTTGTTGCTGGTATATGTCCAACATAACCAATTTCTCCACGAGTGGTTCTACCAATTTCTAAATAGCCATTACCAGTAGACTGAAGGTCTGTGTAAACTTTTTCCATGGTTGCCGTAAATGAGTCATCATCATTAAGTGATTCTAGCCAATCTCTTGCCTCAATCTTTGTTCTTTCAATTCTCTTTCTTGCCTTCTGTGTTGCACTGTTATCTTCTGATGACTCAAGTCTCATCATTGTTCTTTGAGAAACCTTAAACTCATATCCTAGGCCTACAATGTTTTCTACCTTAGCGTCAATTGCTGCGTGGTTTGCAAATGAAGTGTCGTAGTAATTTGCTAGTTCATAAAGGTTCCATGGTGGAGTAATTACATCAAACATTCCATAACCGTTTACATATACTAGCCCTGGGTTAATTTCTTTTGATTGTGCTCCATCAATACCGCTTTTTCCAGCAAGTGCTGCAGTTGTATATTGAGTCGTTGGTTCAACCATCTTTGTTGAAGATCTGCTTATACGTCTTTTAAAATTTGCTTCTAGTCCATCAAGAGATTTTAATGCATCCCAATTTCCGTTAAATGGATCTGACTTTGAAAAACTGTCGTCTTTCTTTACTACATCATCAATTCTTGCACCAATCTCGTACTGGTTATCTTCCATGATTAATCCTCATCTCCATATTTAGCGATAGTATCTTTTGCTGCTTGAACAGCACCAAGGTCATTTAATGAAGGAATTAGTCCCGCATTTAGTCGATCAACTTGTTCTGAATACTCTTCTTCGCTTACTCTTGTTAGCCCTGGAACAAATACACAGGTGCCGTCTCCTGGATCGCCATAATGCATTGCAGTCTTTTTTAGTTCTGCCATTCTAGAGATGTCGTTTTTATCTGAAGGAATATTAAGCACAGAGCCATTGCCATCTGTAAACCACTTGCCATTTGCCTTTTTATACACGTAAAGACCCCAGTCATAGTTCTTTTCAATGACCTGCCGTCTAACGTTTTTTACAATTGGCTCACCAGTTTTTGGGTTTATTAAAGAATCCATAACCACAAGTATACCATATCATACTGGATCGACAACGTATTTGACCCAGTTAATATCAGTATAAACAGAATATCCGTAATCCTTTAACGTTACAGGGGTATCATCGCCAACAATTAACTTATTGGTTCCCGTATAACTCTTGTAAACCTCTGATGGATTAACCCCATAGAAACTGCTTTCTGCCAAAACAAGAACCTTATTCCAATTAAACGAAGGAGAATCCCAGAACTCCCAGTCTAAAACAGACCCAGACAAAACCTTAACTCTAAACCATGGTCTATCTGAAACGTTCTGGACCTCTTGTAGGTTTGTTGACTGATAGTATGAAATGCTATTAAATAGCAGTGGGCCTGTTAGTCTTATGGCTCCCTCGAAAGATGAGAAGATTAGACTATCAGCAAAACTTATACCCAAGAATCCCCACTCTTGAAGAGTTAGAACTGGCTCTTTGACAATCTTGCCATTCCAATAAAAACCTATTCCATTCTGGACTAAGCCAGTCTTTGCATCTATTGCATAAATCTTTGCTCTTCTTCCGCTTGGATCACTTGCAACCATATAGAATTTTATGTATGCCGTTTTGCTTTCTATCTCAAATATTTGTGTAGGTGCGTATGGGAAATAGTCTCCATCAAATCTAACGGCCATCTGCATTGCAATTGCCTTAAAATCATCTGCTCTGCTAGTATTGATTGGAATCAAAAGACCTCTGTTTACTAGTGGGTCATACTTTCCTCTAACCTGTATTCCGCTTGTCTTGGTTAGGTAAAGGTATGATGATGATCCACTATATATAGAAAATGGGTTTTGCTTTTTAAAGTCATAATAGATTCCTGTTTTTGTGTAAGGATAAATAGGAGTTCCAAACCTTGTTCCAATTGGGCTTGCGTCAGATTCGTTTAATGCTTGTGAGGCATAAGAAAGTTTTTTAATAATAACATTTCCAATATCAGAATCTTCAATATTCATATCAATATGTGTCACAATAGAAAGATCATTAAAGTCTACACCTGAAGGTGGATATATAATCATATTATCTACAACTTCATATCTTGTTGTCATCCAGTCTGTACCAGGAACTAGGATGCCGTTCCTAGAGGGTCTTTCTGTTTTTGTAAAATAGAATGGAGTTGCATTTGCTCCTAGTTCAGTGTACTGAAAAGTTACATAACTTTTTACAATTGCTCCGTCTGTATCATATCGATAATCTTTTGCTATTTTATTTTTAAGATCTTCATAATCGTTATACCCAGTAAACAAATAATTGTCAAGTGACTCATAGGTTCTTTGAACTGGCAGACCGTATTCGTTTGCAAGTTCTGCGTATGTCCATTCAACTGGCTCAGTTTCTATTGCAATTGTTTTTGATGTTACTGGATAGTCAATGTTAAATTGAATAAAGTCAAGATCAAAATATTGGTCTCCTCTTTTATCAATGACAGACTCAGCAAAATAAGTCAATGGGATTTGATCTTCCCAATAAGCATTTGCAGATACTGATAGTTTGTAAGTATCAAAAATCTTGTTTGGAACAAGCGTGTAACTTGCAACATGATCAATAAGTGCGTCTTCATCGTCAATAAGAACTACTCCACCAGATATGGCACCCAGAGCAGTTGAAGTTGGGCCTCCAGACGGTGGCATTGATGTTGTGTCTATTCCACCATCGATACCTATTAACTGATTGTTTTGATATACAGCGAATAGGTCTTCGTTCCATATTGGTACACCTATTTCATTGAACAATCCCCTGATTTTTTGAAAATTGTATTTTGTACAAAAGCCAATCTTATAAATTTTACCAGTAAAGGTTGAAGTGTTGTTCTTTTTTCCACCTGCATATAATCTCAAATCAGATAAAGATCCAAAGAAGTCTGACGCTTGATCTCCAAATCTTTCAACAAAGGCTGGAATGTTTAATCCAACATCAACTAACTCTCCTGGCTCAGCCACTAATGGTGAGTATAGTGTTTGTAAGGCTCCGTTGTAATTCATAGAATATGATATTTGATTATTAAGTAACTCTATTGCAAAATAACTATTGCTATTTTCTTTTTCAATTCTAAATAGCGTTTGTGTTTGAGGAGATGACTGTGGCAATCTAAAGCATCCATAAAAAGAGGACACAGAACTTTTTAAGAAATCAAAATTTTCAAATAATATATGCCCAGAAACGGTGTTCCAAGTAGAGTTTGGTCTGAATGAAAAAAAGTTTCGTATGTCTGATGACTGCACGGCATTGCAATCTGAAAACAACTCATCTTCTGTTTTTGAAGACAGAAGGATTTGGGGAAGTGGATTTTTTGATACTGATAAACCTTTGCCCTGAATTAAAGTATTATCATTAAAGGCTTGCTTCCAAGAACCTATCTTAGGATACTGATAGTTAGCAGAATAATTTGCAAAAGCGTAATCAATAAAAACAGATGTTCCGCTATATGATGTGTTAATGTTTTCTGGTATTTCAACGCCTTGCCCAAATACAAACTTTCTTTTTGTAACAGCAGTAGGAACGACATACGGATAAATTGCTACACAGTCTATGTCAATTGGAAAAACATCTTCGTGTGCATAAAAGCCTATCCAGTCTTGGTCTTTTCCATTTAGAGCCATTTCTGGAAAATCTAATGTGTCAGGATCGTAAGTAAAAGATATAACCTCTTGCCCATTAATTACAAGAGAGGCAACATCTTTTCCAAGTCTTAGGTGTACGAGCATTGGCCTTGTCCATTCACCAACATAATATGTTTGATACTCGTCGCCTATCTTTAGTCCAATTGAAGGACCATCAACATAGATTCCATCGTCTGAGGATATGGGGCCAATGATTCGCTTTCTGTCATTTGTATATGCGTTAACTCTAAGCCAAGTTTCTAAAGTATACTGCTTAAATTTTCCAGACTCATTTAAAAATCCTAAACCAGGAATTATGATCGATGGATTTACTCCATTTGGATACAGTGCTGTTAAACTAGATGTTCCGTAGACAATTGGAATTCCCAAGTTTTTTGCTTTAAGCATCTTGTCAGAAATCAAATAATACCCATTAAGTTCTTGTAGTCCATAACATTTTGCAACAATACCTTTTTGTGGAGCAATTGCAATTGTTGATGGAATGTCTATTGGTGTTACCCCAAGAGATGTGGAAGAAAACTCTTCTGACCATTGTCCGAAAGTTATTCCGTTTACTAAGAAGGCATCTTCTATTCCTGAGCCTCCAATAAAGTTAATCTTAAAGACTAATTGGATCTGTGCATCTTCTGGAGGCGTGTCAAATGTTTCTGATACAAAAACCCAATTGTTGTTAATTATAGTGTCATAGTTTTTTAAGTGTGTGATCATCTCTGCGCTAGTTGGATCTTCATACCTGTACCCAATTTCAAAACCAGCAATGTAAGTGCTTTCAGAATAAAAATATGCTCCAACACAAAATGTTTTTAGATAGGCATTGAGTTCGTTAAGGTTCATGATCTCGTCGCTTATTGCAACAATGGATGCAGACTCACTAGATGTTGGAGTAGCAACGATTCTATGAACATAACTGTCAATAAATGGTTCGTCTACTGACTGTGGGTATATGGATACAGTTCCACCCGTTACCGTCCATTTTGGATAGTTAGAAAGATCTCTCTGAGACTCTGAGATTAAAGAAACATAGTCTGCGTTATCATCCAAAGCCCACAGACCAATCGGATGCTCGGCAAAGGCTTTTTCTGCATATAGGTTTGATGGAGTAGACATTATGAGTCTATTTTACCACAGAAGACTACTTGTTTATTTTAATTTCACAGTAATCTGTGGTGCAGTACATCTCTCCTTGAGCCTCAAGATTTTCTGCCCCATCATAAATAGCAGCAAAATCAATATGCTTTAACTTACCGATATAGGACTCGTATTGCTCTTCAGTGATCTGAGTATATGGCTGCTGTGGATAAACTGTATTTCCCATTGGTAGGAATGAAACAGCCTTTAATTGTCCTTCGTACATATTAAGTGCTGGAACAATATGCTTTGATTCTGTTTCCTTATCAAATGATAATGTTACAGATACTCCATTGTCAGACCAGTACTTCTGAGCAGTTGCTGCAAGTGCAATCTTTTCAAACAATGTTACATCCTTTTCAGATCGTGGATGACCTGACTTGATTGGGAAGTAAACTACTGATGTGTTTGCTGATACAACATCGTCTTCAATTGTGTACCCTGCTGCTTTGAACAAATGAATCATTGGATCTGTGTTTCCAAAACGAACGGCACGAAGAAAGAACTCTCCTCCAGGACCCCAGTGAACTCCAGGAGTTGCACCAGAAAGAATTGAAACTGATCCTGATGGCTTAACTGTTGTTACACGAATTGATTCACGAACACATAGCCATTCTGAATACTGATGGTCATAATGACGAATCTTATTGTAACCTTCGTCCATCCACTCACGAACAATTGGTAAACCCTTTTGATCTGCAAAGGATGCAATACCTGTTAGTGATGTACCAATGCGACGGTTACGCTGCATGATACCGTTTGTTTGTGGCCAATGTGTTGGAACAAGTGTTACAGTCTTTCCATAAAGGTATGCAAACTTCAGGGTACGCAGGAAGTCCTCCTTAGATTCATGACGATTTAAGTGCACTTCTACAAGTGTACATAATTCGTATGACTCTAATGGCTGCTCCGCACAGGGGTTAAAGCCCATCACACGATAGTCTTTTCCATCTGGCGCATCCTTTAGCCTGCCATAATTACGAGCAACATCAAGCCAGATAAAACCTGGTTCTCCGTTTTCCGTAATTAAATCTACATAGTCTTCGTACTTTGTTCCTACTTCTGCTGAAATAGAATTATTAGACATCCAGGCCCAACCTGGATTTTCTGGATCAAATGAGTTACGCTCTGGGAATAGTTCTGAGTTTTTTAGATTCATAAATGTTTCATCCCCTGCATTACCCAAAGCAAGTGTTGCAGACCTGCGAACATTGCCTGATACCACACAGGTACCAATAAGGTTTACAAGGTCTACGATAGCACGAGAGTCTAGTGTTTCACCTGCTCTGGAGCCTATTACACGGTCTATATGGTCGTGCAACTTGATAAGAGGTGCAGGACCTGACGCAACGCCTCCAAAGCCCTTAATAGGGGCTCCCAGAGGTCTAATCAAATCATAGTTAAACTTCTGAATGCTCTGGTTTGCTCTAAGGTATGAGTTAATTAAAAGTCTTACAGACTCTACCCATCCTTCACGAGTGTCTGGGATTTCGAACACCTGTTCAGGTTCTGTTGGGGCATAGATTGCAAAATGCTTGTCCTGTCCCACTGTATCAAACCCTACACCAATGCCAAGCATAAGAGCATCCATAACCCAAGCAAATAAGGCTCCTGGATCATTCTTATCAAGGTCTTTTGTAGATACCATTGCACAGTTTTGTAGGGCTGCTGAGTTCTTCTTCTCCATAGTCATAGGAGTTCCAAATGCCCACATGCCTCTACCTGGTGGTGTCCACTTTAATTCAAACATTCTTTGGAATGCTTCTTGTGCAGATTTCTGAGCCTTGTAGTCATTCCATGGCAAACGGTTTTCTTTAGCATGATTCTTTTGTACTGAATACATACCCTCGATTACACGACGACAAACTTCGTGCCATCTTTCCTTAGTTCCATCTTCTTTCATGCGAGAATACGTACGAATAAAAGTAATTTCTCCAAGTGAATTTTCTGCTGCATCTTTAAACCCAAATGGGCTTTCTTGGTTTTTATATTTTTCTACGAAGTCCTCTGGAAGTTTAAAACTAAAAAAATCTGACATAATGTGTATCGTCCTTTCAAAAACGGATTAAGACCTAAGTATAGCAGAGTTTTATAAAAAGCAAAACTCTCCCCTAAATAAGAGGTTGAGAGTTAAGAATTATTTACCACTAAGTATATGATTTATCTCTATATGATTTATGTTAACATGTTTAGGCAGACTTGCTACCCATCTTATGGACTCAGCCATGTCTTCAGCAGTTAGAGCAATGTCTCTTTTTTCTTCTTGTGTATCAATTGTTCCTGGGCAAATTTCAGTAACTTTAATTCCATACTCTGGAAACTCTAGCCTCATAGTATCTACCAATGCCATCATTCCTCTTTTAGCATTTGTATAGTTACCTCCTGATCTATAAGGAAACTTTCCTCCTAGAGAACTGATAAAAATTATAGTAGCAGAGTCTGACTTTTTCATACACGGAACAAAGAGTTGAGATAGATACATTGGACCAGAAACATTTATGTCATATGCTCTTCTAAAGTTGTCCATTGTTTCATTTATAATACTAGTTGGGGCAGAGCCTCCTCCTGCATTATTTACTAGCAGATCTAGAGTTATATCCTTATACTTATCATAAAACTTTTTTATTTCATTAGCATTTGTAATGTCCATTTGATAGACTTCTACATTGTCGCCAACAAGCCCTGAAACCTTAGACAAATCTCTTGATACCGCAATAACCTTATATCCACTTTCAGATAAAAGTTTAACAGTTGCATAACCAACACCTTTACTTGCTCCTGTAACAATTGCTGTTTTATTATTTATAGTGTGTCCCATTTAAAATACTCTCTATATTTTTCTAAGCCAATTGCTGTTGGATCTACCCACCAGTCTTCGTGTATTTGTCTAACAACTAACGAATACCCAAGAGAGTCTAAAATTTCTCTTTGTGCATCACGCATTGCCGTATTTCTCCAGTACATGTTTGAGTCGTGCTCAAAAGTAATAACTGTAAATCTATACTTATTTAGAGGTACAGCAATCAAACCATGCAGAGTTGTGTAGTGATTTCCAGCAGGACGTCCGTCTGTTTGATATCCAGCATCAATATCTACCTGAAGATAATCTATCTGATTTGGAAAATTGTTTTCCTCAAAGTATTTTATATAATCAAACTTTGTGGCATCACCAAGAATGCAAGGATTTTTTCTATTTTCAGATACTTCTTTGTGTAGTTCTGGAACAATTTCAAAAGAAACGCCTTTCCAGTCAAACTCATTCTCAAGTCTGTAGGTATTGCTTCCATTTTTTGAATGAGCAGCACCAAGTTCTACATAATATCCTTCTTTTTTGTTATCAAGTAAATTCAGAACGAATTGTTCTTGATCACTAAAATTTTGATACCCTGCAGACACGTTAGTGAATCCAGTGTTGTGGAACCATTATCTTTTCGCCACTCTTTACTAAGTGTGCAGTGTGGTGATATGGTGGTGATGGAGGGAATACTATAATGCTTCCAGCCTTTGGCTTTATTGCAAATGAATAATTTCCATTATGCTGTGCTTCTGCAAAATCTGCTTCTGGGCTTGGCTTCTGCAAAACTCCCTCTGGAGAAGCAATAGTAAAAGATAGTTCTCCGCCTTCATAATCATCATTAAGATACATTACAAAAGAAACCTTTAGTCTTTCGTCTCCTTCTTGCTGATCAAAGTGTGCACCCATAAATGTTCCAGCCTGGTACTTCTTAATAGGATACATTGGAAACAGTTTTGGCTCTTCTGTAATGCCTTGTGCTGCAGCGTAATCTCTTGCCACATCATCAAATGCCTTTTGTAGAGTGTTGTAGATATACTTATCTTTTTCGTTTGACTCTGCTGTTAAGGATATGCTCTTGTCTGTTCCGTAGACATAGTGCTGTCCGCTACATGCCATCCACTCTCCCCATTCATCCTTGTTGTCATTCTCAATTGCCTCAACAAGTTTCTTTGGGTCTTCAATTACATTTGTGTAATAATAAACCTTTTCCTCAAGTATTTCTCTGTCCATTTTGTATCTCCTTAGTATTTATTTTTCTCATAAAAACCTGTTACCTTCATAAAGCCTACAGTAACATATCTTATGGGTCCTTCTCCTACAGGCCTTACTCCATGCTCATATTCTTCGTTACCTGGGAAAATAAGCAGTGTTCCTGGCTTTGGCCTTAAGTCTGAATTCTCTTTATTTTTAAAGAATAAAGTTCCATCCTTGTAGTCATCGTTAATGTATAGTATAGCAGCATATCTAATGGATGGATCTGTATGCTGGTCTGTGTGAGACTTTAGTTCAACCCCACCCTGCATCCTTTGTAGTGTTCCAAAACCAGCAAGTTCTAGAGATGGGTCTGCAAGTGCCAGAAGTCTTCCAAGTCTTCCTTGAAGGGTTACGCTTATCGGCTCAGTAACAATGTTTAGATTCTTGTCTGCCCAATTTTGAGTAATCTCAAACTTACCTTCTGCAACAAGATTATCTACATCATCTCTTCCAAACTTTTCCATGCAGAATCTAGCAAGATTTTTTGTATACTCGATCATCCAGTCTTCGTTTGGAGTAGTCTCAATTATTTTTAAAAGAGTCTCTAGTTCTTCAGCATCAATAAAGTCTTCTATAAACAAAACGTTTTCATGAAAAACTTCAGTTTTGTATCCAGCATCGTCAAACTCTTTTTTTAAAAAGACGCTCATTTATAGATCCTCCGCCTTGTACTTATTTCCATTAGAATCAAGTTTCCAGCCTTGCTTTAGAAGATCTTGCCATTCGGCTCTTTCAATTTCTTGTTGTGCTCTGGTTGCTTTCATTTCTTCAGCCCAAGCATCTCTTAGTTCTTGAGGATAGTCAGACTCTTCTCTATCATCCCAGAATGAACCAATGGTATATCTAACTCCACTAGTTATAAGAGTTACTTCGTGCATGTTGTTAAATCCCCCGTCAAATGCAGCAAGCATTCCAACTTTAGGTTGAAGACTTATATCTTGATCTGGGAACTGTAACATGCCACCTTCAAAGTCATCATTTAAATATAAAAATGCTGCATATCTGCTTCTTGTAAAGGCACCAGAGTGGCCATGCTCGTCTGTGTTGTCAGAATGCTTTCTTGCATAGGCTCCTGGTTCCCACTTCTGTGTGTGGTACCCAATTTGAGAAATTATTTTTGGATCAAGATCGTGAACACTTGCAACAGCGTCGATAATACCCTGTTTCATTTGTGAGAACACATCGCTTGGTAGTCCTTCATTTTCTACATGTTCATCATTGTCTTGTGGCAAAACAGAAGAATATGACTCATAGAAAGATATAGGCATCCATGTAATTAATCCAAGTTCTGCATGCTTATCTAAAACCTTTACAAGTTTAGCAGCAGTATCTGCATCAATAAAGTTTTCGTAAACAACTATATCTTTAGTTATTCTTTTTTTATTTTCTAGGTTCATTTTATCCTTCTTTCTTTATCAGCATTATGTCTATTAGGATTCTCATCTCTAAACTTTTGCATAATGTCTTTCCATTCTTCCTGCCACTTTTCCTTGCCAAGTCTTTTTTCGTTCTCAAGCCACTCTGGTGAACCAGTAGAGTACTTTGTCCAGTACATTCTTGAAAGATACTTTGAGTTATGCTCTGCAGGCATGACTCCATGAAGATATATAGACTTTTCAGACATTAAAAATTCTGGATGTCCTGATGGAAAAACAAGAACGTCTCCAGCCTCTGGCTTGTACATATAAGCCTCTCCGTTTGCTATGAAGTCAATTTCTCCACCTTCATAATCATCATTAAAGTAAGTCAAAGCAGTAATTGCAAACTTATGTCCTGGACTTACCATTGGTTCTCTTATGTAGTCTGTGTGGTATGTCATTGCTACAGGGTCTTCAATATCTGTTCTGTATCTTGCTATAGAAGGACCAGTGTATTCCCACTCTTTAATAGGATTTTCATTTTGATCTTTAGCGTCTGGGACAATTTTGTTTTCATCAAAGTCAACATTGTTTTTTGTAATGTAGTCTTTTGTTGCTATCATAAAATTATTAAGAATTTCTAAAAGAACTTGCTTATGTTCCTCTTGTTTTTCTGTTGAAACTTCTACCTTTTCGGCATGCTCTATTTTTAAATTATCATTGTGATTTATGAATATTGGATTAATGTATTCTCCAAAGTGAGACCAACTTGTCCAAGGGCTAAAAAGTCCATCTTCTTTTCCTTCTGACTCCTTTAAAAGAGCATAGGTATGATTAATGTCTTTAAATAGACCCTTATATACAAAAATCTTTGGATATATTTCAACTACATTGATAGACTCTGTCATGGCTTTCTATCTCCTGTATGCTCTGTAATTTCCCAAAAGAATGGGCAGGTATATCTAATACCACTCTTGATTTCTGTTACTCCGTGTACATAGTTCATGTCCCCTGGGAAAAAGTAAGCAGCACCCTTTTTTGGTTTAAACTGTACACCCTGTAGTGGGAAGTATAACTCTCCACCTTCATAGTCTTCATTTAAATAAAACAAACTTGAAAGATCGTAGTTTGGAAAATCATTTGGAAGTCCAGCGTCTGGTCCTTCGTGTAGTTCCTTGTCTGCGTGAGGCTTCTGAAACTGTCCTGGAAGCCATCTAACGATAGTTGTACCAGTAGGTATAACCTTTACCTTATAAAACTCTTCAACGATTGGCTTAAGTCTTTCAAACAATCCTGCAATCACTGGGGCAATTGTTGGATCATTTTTATTAAGTGTTGGACTTGTTGCCACTCTATCTTTCCAGTAGTCTGAATCATAAACAACTGTTCCATTTTCATTTACATGGCTTTCTGTAACATCCCAGATTGTTAATGACTTTGCAGCCTTCTCTAAAAACTCTATCTCTTCTTGAGTCATAAAGTTTTCCAACTCAACAATCATTTCTTTGCCATTGCCAAACCACCCCGAAGGTGTCATTGACGGCTTTCTTTCTACTACTGTGTATTCGTCCATGTTCATATTGTATCACCATTCATATTATTTTTAACTGAAAGTTTTAAGGCTTTTACTTCGTGAGAACCTAGACTTTCTCCCTTTTCGTTAACAGCATCTCTATACCAGTCTGTCCATTGACCAGACTTATTGACTTCTTGTGCTGCTTCTCCATAGGATCTATTTGCATTTTCTTTTGACCTGTCATCATCTCTATATTCAACAAGTTCTATAGTTGTGTTGTTTAGACTTGTTAGAGATATAGGAATAACAGTTGCTATCGGAGTTCCTGCTTTTATAACCACTCTTTGATTTGCTTTTCGTGCTTTAATGGCTAGTGGCAGTGGATTAGGATAAAAGGATGTGCTAACCAAATTAGACATAGTCTCAAAGTCTTCGCTAAAATAGTTTACTGGATTAATTGTCCAGATGCTAATGTCTGGGTCTGTTCTAAAAACCAAACTAGTATTTAAACTTATAGAAGCCTGACCTCTTCCAGCATAAGAACCTGTCGGACTAAATATTTTTACATGCTGATCTGTTTGATCAGTTATTCCATCCCACTCAAACTCAATATCTTCTGTGCAAGAAAGGTTCCATCCAACGACGTTTGCCTGTGTTACTGGGAAACATCTATATGCATGATTCTCTGATGTGTCATCCATCCAATCTCTTTTGATTGACATTGGGCTAATCTCAAAGTTACTACCTTGCATCTTTTCTACTGAGATATTTAGCATTACTCATTGTCCCACTTTGGATCATACATGTCTGGTGTATGATACTTTTTACTATAATCTAGCATTGTTACAATTGAGTATTTTGTTCCAGAGTTAACTGGCATTGCTTGATGAGGATACATAAAGTTAGAAGGGAAAATATAAAGATCTCCAGCCTGTGCCTTAATATTTAATCCTTGCAATCTAAAAAATAACTCTCCACCTTCATAGTCATCGTTTACATATGCAACCAAAGATAGTGTGCAGTTATAAGAATAACCATGGTCGTGATGCTCCATAAAGTGCTGTCCTGGGCCGTATTTAATAAAGTTAAAGGCCTCCCAGTACTTTAAGGGCATTATGTTGTAAATTTTTCTATAATCTTCTACTGCTGCTGCTTGTGCTTCATAAATATCTTGCCATAGTTCTTGAAGTTTGAGAGACTCTTCGCTTTTGTCTTGCTCAATGTCTGTCTTTTTAAACTTAAAGTCAACGCAGTCTCTATAGTCTGGCATAAGTTGCTGATATCCTACATATGCTGGCATCCAGTGATATCTTTTACCTTCAGGAGATAATTCTCCATACCCAGCAACTGATCCTAGATTGGCTTCAAGTCTATTGATTACGTCAAACTCTTTTTTAATTACGCCTCTATAGCAAATAATTCCATTGCCAAGATCTTCTTTTTGTGTCCATGATTGCATTTTATTCTCCTATTTATATTCTCTACGGGACCAAACTTTTTTAATGTACACTCCTCCATCAGGTTGCCGATAGAACTTTGCGTTATCTACCATTTTACCATATATATCAGACTGACCTAAAATCTCTATCTCATGTTCCCAGTTTTCTCTTTTAAATGGAAGCACTTGCAGATATGGGGTTCCAGCAGGCAGTGTTCCTTCCCAGCCTTCTGCTATAAAAAATGGAAAACTTCCAAGAAGATGAACCTTGTCAGAATCAACAACTCCAGTAGTATTTAAAAATGGTAGGTCAAACCTATTCATTGGAGTCATAAATAATGCACTATAACCTTCTGGCAACTCTAGTCCCCATGGAGAACTCCAAGCAAAATGGTACTGGTAGTATCCTTTAGGATGCTCAAACTGTGGCATTGGTGGTCTTTGGGTACAAAAATCTTTATACTTAGGATCATCTATTGTAACATTAATTATCCCCTGAGAATTTTTAGCAAAGACTAAATCACAAGGAGTTTTAAATACATATCCCGTTGCAAATGCATCCATAATAGCAGGACATGCTTTCCATGTAGGAATCTTTCCGAAGTCATCTGTTGTGCCTTCTTTAGGAAATGGGCAAACCTCTTTTGAGGCCTTGTAATATTCTCCGCTTGGCATTTTGGCAAATCTATCTGCATCCTTATACCAATCTGGAATTTCTTTTTGTGTTGGTACTGGTGTAGAAATATTATCTTTATCTAACCAGGGCCTAAAGGATCTGAACTTGGCGATTAAAGACACTACTTGTGTCCTAGTTCATTAATGTCTGTCATTACGACAACACAATACTTTGTTCCCTCTTTCATAGGCAATGAAGCATGTTCATAGATATAGTTTGATGGGCAAAGAACAATGTCTCCTATTTTTGGAGCATGTGTGTAGTTGTCCATTCTTGGAAATCTAATTTCGCCACCCTCATAGTCTTCATTAATGTAGATAACAGCAGACACTGTACAGTTGTACATTGGGCCGTGATCTGCGTGTATGTTAAAGTGAGTTCCTTGTCCTTCGTATTTTACAAAGTTAAATGCCTCATAATATACAACATTGATACCCCAATATCTAGCATAATCATCAACGCATAACTTTAACTTTTGATAAATTTCTTCATGAAGATCAATAAGTTCAGAGTTGTGTTCATCTCTTGGTCCTAAGTTTTCTTGCTTAAACCTAAAGTCTACAGCATCTCTAGCCTTCTTAATTGGGACATCAGAATTAGTTACTTTTGCTTCTGACCATTTATATTTACCATTCCCGCCAAGATTTGACTCTAAAATATTTATGTATCTTTCAGAGTCTTCTTTTGAAAATACGTTTCTGTATAAATTTATTCCAAGTGCTGGGTTTTCAACTACAATATTATTTCCTATAGTTTTTGATGGATATCTGTTTGCTGATGTTTCTGACCTATCCTTTGTAAACCATGGTGTTTCGTTCTCATCATAAGTTGTCATAATATTCCTTTGTTTTCTGTATGACTATAGTATATCACAAAAAACTAAAAACAGCATTTAGACCTAAACGGCTGAGATTTCTCTAGTTGCCTGATTGTAAGTAACTTTTTCTCCAGCAAGGGCAAAAGCACATTTTACCAAAAATACTTCACCAGTAAAGGCTACATCATACATATTTGCTTTTTCAGTACCAGTCTCTACGCCAAACCTGTGAACTATTTTGTTATCACAGATAAAAACATACTGTCTATACGCATCTTTTTCTTCTTGTGTTAACGCAAAGAATCCTTCTCCTGCAGTTCCATCAAAAGATGTACCATTCCAGGTTGCTCCTCTGGTTGCCGTTGCTTTGTGATTACTTGCATCTATACCAATTATAGGAAGATTTTTATCCCATTCTAGATCGAGAGCATCTCTTACTGACTGATCAGTACCAAGTGCACCAATCACATCGTATACATTGCCACTATCTTTTACAATTATTGCGTACATAGTTTATATCTCCTTTTAGTATAGTATATCATCTTTATTAGCACCCGCAAGTCTGACAGAATGCTGAGGTCTGCCAGCAATAAGAAACGTTTGGACAGGCAGCGCATCCGCCTCCGCCTCCTCCACCGAATGAAGGTGGGAAGAATGGTGGGAAGAATGGGAAGAATGGGAAGAACGGTGGGAAGAATGGGAAGTAAGGGAAGAATGGGAAGAAAGGTGGGAAGAATGGGAAGTAAGGTGGGAAGAATGGTGGGAAGAACGGGAAGAATGGGAAGAACGGTGGGAAGAATGGGAAGTAAGGGAAGAATGGGAAGAAAGGTGGGAAGAACGGGAAGAAAGGTGGGAAGAATGGTGGGAAGAATGGGAAGAAAGGTGGGAAGAATGGTGGGAAGAATGGGAAGAATGGGAAGAACGGTGGGAAAAATGGAGGGAAGAACGGGAAGAATGGGAAGAACGGAGCAATAGTAGTTACGTTATTAGATGCTGGTGACACTGCAGAGTTACCATTAGCGTTTGTTGCATAGACTGTGTATGTCTGTGCTGTATTTGCTTCTTGACTAACAGTTGTAGAAACCGCATTAAGAGTTGCGCCTTTGCCATCTGATGATGCCCAGGTATAATTAGTTATCGCAGATCCACCATTTGCTGGTGCTGTCCAAGTAACTGTATCCTGATCTACTCCTGCTGTAGCAACTGGTGCTGAAGGAGTTGCTGGTACTGTTGTAATAGTTATTGCAGCAGATGCAGCAGATGCTGCAGAAGTTCCTGCAGCGTTAGTTGCTGTTACTGTAAATGTTGGTGTTGCTGAAGAAGCAATTCCAGTTACAGTCAAAGGAGACGATGCTCCAGATGCTGTTTGGCCTGTGCTTGCTGTTACTGTAAAGGATGTGGCATTAGGTGAAAGTGCGGGTAAAGAGAAAGAAACAGTTGCTGCACCATTATTAAATGCCCGACCTGTTCCTACGTTTGTTGCTGAAACACCTGTTGGTGCTAATGGCTCCAAAAAGTCATTTGACGCTTGGGACTTCTTACCTATCTTTTTACCTGCTGCCATTTGTATCTCCTAATTTCTTATTGAATTTTGTATTACGCTGTCAAGTCGCCAAAGACAACCCATGTATTTGCTGCTCTCTTAAAGAGAGTTGCAGATGACCAAGTTGTACGAAGTTTCAAGCCAGGTGTTGCGTTAACAGTTACAGTTCCATCTACTGGGGCAATTGTTACTTGTCCTGCGCCAGTTTGAAGAATATCAATAGATGTTCCTACTGGATATGCTACTGCTGTATTTGTAGGGATTGTAATTGTTACACCAGTTGCAGAAGAAACTTCAATTAATGAATCTCTTTCTGTAAGTGCTGAAAGTGTATAGGATGCAGTCTTTTGAACAATTGGTGTTCGTGAGGCTACGCCTTCCTTTGTTTGTGTACCGTCTGTAAATGCTACACCTGAAGCAGAAGCAGTAATTAGTGCTGTTGCTGTAATTGCTGGGGCTGTAACAGTACCAGTAAATGTTGGTGAAGCAAGTGGAGCCTTTAGAGCAAGTGAGTTTGTTACTGTTGTTGAGAATGATGCGTCATTTCCAAGAGCAGTTGCTAACTCATTAAGAGTATCAAGTGCTGCAGGGGATGATGCTACAAGGTTTGAAACTGCTGTTCCTACAAATGCTGTAGTTGCAACCTGTGTAGTTGAAGTTCCTGCTGTTGCAGTTGGAGCAGTTGGGACACCAGTAAGTGCTGGTGAAGCAAGTGGCGCCTTTAGATCAAGTGCTGTCTGTTGGGCCGTTGATACTGGCTTTGCTGTGTCAGAAGTATTGTCTACGTTTCCAAGGCCAACCATTGTCTTTGTAATTCCTGATACTGTTCCAGTAAATGTAGGTGAGGCAAGTGGTGCTTTTAGATCAAGTGCTGTATTTACAGTTGCAGTTAGGGCAAGTGCTGATGTATCTGCAATACCATGAACATTTGTTGTGTCTGATTGGTGTGTTGATACTGCGTTATCTGCATATGTCTTAGTTGCTACAGTTGAATCAATATCAAATGCTTCTGTTCCAGTGTTCCAGTCAATACCGACACCAGCAAGTGCTGACTGATCAACTGTTGCTCCACCGATTGCATTTGAAAGATCTGTTTGTGTAACTAGAAGTGAAGTATCTGCAATACCGTGAACTGCTGTTGTATCTGAATTGTGTGTTGCAATATTTGCAGTTGTTGCTAGTAATGATGTATCTAAAATACCATGAACATCTGTTGTGTCTGAATTGTGTGCTGTAATGTTTGCTGTAGTTGCAAGAAGAGAAGTATCTGCAATACCGTGAACTGATGTTGTATCTGACTCGTGTGTTGTAAGTGCTGAGGTAGCAGAAGATAATGCAGTTGCAACATTTGCTGTGGTTGCTAGAAGTGAAGTATCTGCAATTCCATGAATGTTTGTTGTGTCTGCTTCATGTGCTGTAGTTAGTAGCAATGATGTATCTGCAATTCCATGAATGTTTGTTGTGTCTGAAGCGTGTGCTGCAAGTTCTGTTGCTGCTCCTGCTGCTGCAGTTGCAACATTTCCTGTTGTTGCAAGAAGAGCAGTGTCTACAATACCGTGAATCATTGTTGTGTCTGCTTGGTGGTTTGAAAGGTTTGTTCCCATTGTTAAATAAAATTGAGGATCGTCGTTAATTGCTTGTGCCAACTCATCAAGGGAGTTAAGTAGTGCTGGCATGTCGCCACCAATAATGGCTGCTAGTTCTGAGGCATTAGCAAAGTACTGCAATGCTGACCATGTAGATGAGCCATTACCCATTTTAAACTTACTTGTGTCGGTTTCAAAACCGATCTCGCCTGCTGCTAGAATTGGGTTTGCAGCCGTCCATTGTGCTGCAGTTCCTCTGCGCTGTTGCATTCTTGTTGCCATTTATATCTCCTTAATGGGGGCTGCCCATTTACTTATCTTATTATAACA